ATCTTTGTAACAATCGGGTCCCATCTTGATGACGAAAAAGACAGTTGCCAGTACCTTTTCCTCGTACAGAGTTTGGTCTGCCTTGACTAGCCCGCTGTCAAATTTCTCTTCTGCTTCCGGCAGAGCGACCAGGATGTGGTATCCCGTAGGCTCTGGCAGTTGCCTTGCTTTCTCCTCCGCTGTTTCTGGCAGCATTGAAGTCTCGCCATCTTGACTGGCGATTAAAATTTCACTCATCGGAATACTCCATTTTTTTTGCAAGGTCCAAGATAAAACCCTCTGCCAGCGATAGACCTCGGATCTCGCCGCAAAGTTTTTGATAATCAGCATAGTCCTTGGCCGCGCTATTGGACACGGCCTCCACTATCTGATCGCGCTTGTCACGCACCTGTTTGAGCAGTACTTCAAGCGCTTTTTCCATGGATTACTCCTTCTTTTTCGCCGGTTTTGGCGGCGGTTTTCTCATCTCAACTTGGTCTTTGGCAATCTGCGTACCTAGCTTTATGCCTTCCAACTCCATGCGAGCGTCCAGATCTGCCTTGTCTTTTGCCGACTTGGCACCGACCTGCATACCCGCAATCTCTTTCTGCGCCGCGATGCGCTCTTCCTCGATGCGGATTTTGTCCGCCTTCTCGGATGCTTCCACCGTGAGCTTCTGCTTCTTGAGTTCCAGTTCCTGCATCTTGAGCTGGAGTTCTGCCTGCTGCATCTGGACAATCGGATCTTGCGCAGTCTGTTGCGCCTGCTGTTGTGCAGCTTCCGCTTGATCCTTTTGCAACAGCTTCGTCGCCGCTGCCGCCATCATGCGCGACACCTCGACTTCCACTTCCTCCGGCAACTCCTTGTCCATCTCTGGCAACGGAACGCCCAGCATTTCTTCTATCTGTTTACGGTACTCAAACGCCACATGCTCGTTGATATGAGCCATGATTGCCGCCTGCATCAGCTGCGCGCGCGGGTTCTGGCCAATAACAGCAGCCATCTTTGGATCTTGCATGGCCGACATGTGTACCGTGATGTGCGCCTGATGATCCTGATAGATGAACGCCTTGACCGGCTTGCCATTTAGGACAGCCATGTTCTCGGACACAGGATCTTTTGGCTTCTGATCTTCTGCCGCAGGAACTAGCTTGCCGACGTTCTTGATACCTAGAACATCCAACATCTGACGGTTCAACTCCACCATGTCATAGATCTGCGGGTTGGCCTGCGCCATCTGCATCACAGCCTGGTACTGCACCACCTTCTGTGCCATCGTGGCCGAGTTGGGGTCAGATACCGGGATGACATCGACATCGTCGTAGTCCGATTTTTTCGCGCGCGGGGTGCCTTCCACCGGTACATAGTTGTACTGGTCTGGCGTGTAGTCCCGAATGATGTCCTTCAGAAGCTTCAACTCCTGCTTCATGGCGTAGTGAATACGCGCCTGCACCGCAGACATCACCTTCAGGGTACGTTCCAGAATGGCTAACGTTGTACCAACCGGTGAGTTGGCCGACATGTCAGCGATCTTCAAGTCAGCCGCAGCAGCAAACCGGCGGCCTTCCTCGACGATCTGGTTCATCAGTCCAAGAAGTACTTGGCTCGGCTCTTTGTACGGAAGTGGGAGGATGTTGTCCCTGATCGTGCCGGCGGCAACGTCCACATCTCGGAACTCGCCGGGTGCAATTGGAGTGTCATCTCCTTTGACCCGCATTCCCTTAGTCTTGAGACCGCCAGGCAGGTTCGATAAAGTCCCAGCATCAACCAGCTGACGAATAATAGAAGTACCAGACTTAGCGAAAGCACCGATAAGATGAATAAGGCCGAAGGCATAGAAGCCAAAGCCGGGGATATATGGGTAGTGAACAAAGTGGTTCCTCTTCTGATAGGTCTCATCTTCCGGCCGCCAGTTTCTTCTGATTGACAGAACTTCCTGCGAGGTCTTCTCTATAGTGACAATGTACGGAAGACCAATCTCCGTCTTTTTACCCTTGTCATCCGTGTCCTCGTACCCCGGCAGATCCAGATACACCTGCATTTCCATGATCTTGTACCGATCATCCGATGTCGCCCGGAAACCCATCTTCTCGGCAATCGACTTCTCGATATCGTCCAGCACATTCTCTGGCTCTGGCAGGTCGATGTCTCTGTAGAACCCTGCTACCATCAGGCGGCGCAGTTCATTCTTGGTCTTTCTCATGACGTGCGTCACACGCGGCGCAGATTCCAAGTTACTCGCCCCGTATGGCACCACCACGTCTTCCGCCGGCACGAATAGCGACACCTGACGGCCAAGACTTGGGTCGTAGTACACCTTCTTGAACGCATTACCCGCTAGCCCCAAGCCCCACAGCATCCGTTCATGTTCAGGCCGGTACTCGGTCATGACTTCAGTGAGCTGGTAGTTCATGTCATCCCGAACACGCTCCGCCGCATCCTTCTTCTTTGGCGTTTCTTTCCCGATAATCTTGGTTTTCACCGGACCTGCGGCCGGGAACGTCTCCATGATCGTCTCGGCTTGGAATTTCACCAGTGCTTCAGACAGAAGTGGGTGATAAACGCCACAGGCACCTTCCCATGGCTCGGATCTTTCCTCGATCTTCATGCCCAATAGCTCTAGGCCGTCGACATACGTCTTCATCCAGTCCTTGCGGCTGTCGATATCGTCCTGAAAGTCACTAAGCAGGTCAGAGGCCAGGGATTGCAGCTCATCTGTTGCCATTTCCTCGGCCAGATTCTCGGAAAACTCATCGTCTTCCTCGTCTTTTTCCATCGTGATCTCTATATCACCTAGTCCTATAGATACAGACTCGGGATCCTCGATCTCAATCTCTATCGGCTCTGCGTCCATGAGCGCTTCGTCCATCCCAACCGGCAGCTGGTACAGCGCCTTGTCCATATTTGTCGCCATCGTCTATCCTCAGTAGTAACTGCGCCTGCGCCGCAGGTCCAGTGGCTCATCTTCCTCGTCAGAACCCAACCGCAGGAAGCCGCCTTGTCGAAATCGTATCAACGCCTGTACGCCAGAGTCGACCAAATCGTCATGCTCTGCGTTCGGGAATTGGGCAAACTCTTCAATCACGTCCTCTGCCCACCGTTTGTCCGGCGCCCACACTTTACCGGAAGAAAATAGGTCTGTAACGCTGTTCAGACGCACGAACTTGTCGTTGCCGCGTGTCGGTGTGAAGTCTTGAACCATCACACCCATCCTGCGCAGCTCAAATATCAGGGGCGCACCCGCTGCTTTTGCTTCAATAATGCAAGCGTCCGGCTCCCAATCGTCGTACATCTCTTTCGCCTTCACCTTCAGCTCGGGAAACTCCACCTTCCCCTTCCACGCATCCAGCAAAATGATGTTCACATCGTTCTCATCCTCGTCTTTGTGGAAAACACCCCAGGTCGTACACGCAGAATAGTCACTCCGCTGGTTTTTTGTGTACGCCGTGTCCCAACTTTGGATGATAAATTCGCACGGAGGCGCTCTATCTGCCTCCCAAACCCGCCACCAGTCCCTTTTTACCAGCGCACCCTCTTCTCCCGTGGGCTTTTGTTGGTACTGGGCGTTCCATTTATACGGCGGAAGCTCCTCTTTTAGCGCCAGAAGCTCGTTTACAGGCCAAAATTCAGGCCAGAGACTATTCCCCGACGGCAAAATTGCAGGGAATTCGATCACTTCCCACTCTGTCGCGTCTGATTTCAACACCCGGCCGGTCAGATCCTTGTCCGACCAGCGTGTCATCACCACCACAATCGCCCCGCCCGGCTGTAAACGCTGACGCGGTCCAGATGTGTACCATTCGTACACACTGTCAAACACCGTCGGGTCACCCTGCGCGAGTCTCGCTTCTTGTTCCGAATGCGGGTCATCTATTATTAGTAGGTCCGCGCCTTTACCCGTTACCGTTCCGCCGACACCAATCGCAAAGTAATCCCCGCCGTGACTTGTCGCCCAACGGCCGGCCGCTTTCGAGTCCACCCTCAACCCCACTCCGGGGAAGATCTTCGCGTAGTGGTCGCTGTCCACCAGGTTCCTGACCTTTCGGCCAAATCCCACCGCCAGTTCGGCCGTGTTTGATGTCTGGATAACCTTCTTCTCCGGGTTGTTCCCCAGATACCACGCCGGCAATAAGTAACTCGCAAACTCCGACTTCGTGTGTCGCGGCGGCATGTTGATGATCAGCCGCTTCAACTTCCCTTCCGCGATCTCCTCAAACTTCTTGGCCATGATGGCGTGGTGTCTGCCATGTATAAACCCAGGCCACATCTCTTTCACAAACGACATGAACTTGCCCTGCGCGCGCTCTCTCGCCACCGCGTCTCGGTACTGCGCCACCTGCTCTAACAACTTATCCTGTTCGGCCGGCGGCAACTTCCCTATCAGCTCACTCAAGTCCACGGACTATTCGCCTTCTCTCTCATTGCCACAATCGACATCTCATCCCGCCGCACAGGCCCGTTCAGCCGCTTTTGTATCTTTGCCAAGGTCGGATATATCGACACCGGCCGGTAATACTTCCGCCCAGCCTGCTGCTCCCGGTACACCTGATACAACAACCGGAACGCTTCCAACATCAGCTCTTCGTCGTAACTCACTCTAACGTCCTGAAGTTGATATACACCGGCCGCACAGATCTGCCCGCCCCCTTCACCTTCTTCACCACCCCCAACTTCACCAACCGCTTGATAATCTCATGCGTATTCCCCATCCCACCCTTCCCACGCAACTCACATATATCCCGGATAGACGGCCCAAACCCATACTGCTTCCACCACTCATCCACAATCAAAAACACTTCCCGCTGCGCCTGTGTCATACCAACCCCCACACACTCCTCATACGTCATCTCCCGCCGACGACGTACCATTTCTCGATTTATCTGCACATCTGGCATATAACTTGCTTGTGTAAATATTTACATAGCTGTTTGGCAACTACGTATTTTCTCCAGAAATATCCCCCCCGGGGGTCTGCGTTTCTGGAGGTGACGGGGGGTGTTCGATGGGATCGGGGGAATCCGATTTTTCTGGGAATCGTTCGTGGTCATTACTATGTATATGCGCGTCGGAGTCCCACTCTGCGTTTGGGGGTGTGCCCGCCCCGTGGGGTTCATCGCCCGCCAATTCCACTAGCAGGGAATTTGCGTCGACGTCGACCGCATCGGCCGAGCCGAGCATCATGCTCTTGAGTTGATCTAGTATCTGCGAGCGTATCGCGCCGCTGTCCTGGATATGCGTAATCTCTTTGCGTTCTGTGAAGGCCGCGACTTCCGTTACTTGGCCCAAAACTTTGGCCGCTTGTATGCGTGTTGCGGGCTTTGTGTCGGGATCAATGAGCGCGGAAGTGAGGGAAGAAATAACCAGAGAGCGCAAAGCTTCAGCGGTATGCAACGCCGCCACCTGTTTAGCCCGTTCTAGGGCATCTATTTCCATTTGTATTCTGCTATCGGCCTTAAGCCTACTGGCATTGTTCCCGATGGTCTTAGGCGTTCCCTTGTCGCTGTATGCCTTGCGGTACGCATCAGCGCCTGTCATTCCTTCCAATACCAGCGCTTCGGTGAACCGCTTTTGCTTTGCTGTAAGGCCTGTCCGACCAAGCCGTAACGCAGAATCAATACCCTTGCTCTGGATTGTTTCCCTTACTTGTTCTCTTATGGCTTTCCTACTCATGGCCTGATCTTCGCTTCGCTCAGTTACTCGCCGCCGCGCATCGTGTTGTCACAATGACAATCACTCGCAGCACTATACGCTCGCACAATAGGGAACAAATGCGGAATAGTCAATGCCTATCAACTTGACCCTGGCAATAGCAATGCTATCGACACCGCCAAACCGATAGAAATATAT